GCAGTTCCATATGTCTCAAGGCAAGTGCACGGTGAATCGTGGCCTCCGCGCCTTCTTTGCATGTACCAGCACTCACCTGTACTGGTGTCCATTTTCTTTTTCTGTTTAGTAGTTTCTGATAAGGGTTCATTCTTGACAATCACATTCAGGTTCTTTTAAAAGATCCTCCAAGTAATCGTTGACATCAGTTTCATTCAAAGCTGCATACGCGCTTGACTTATCCTGTACGTCGCCCATCACTTGCAGGCTGTAGTAAAGGGATGTCTGGGGCGATTGCAGCCACTCTTCAATAAACTCGTGATCCATGGTGACCATATCTGACCACCAGTTCTGAGAGTATCCGTGAAGAAGTCCAGTCCTATCCAACAAAATCATAATGTTGTCGGATACTTTCTTGAATGCCTCCCATCCGACAGCAGAGGCAATTTCTACGTCACCGTAGTTATATGTTTGTACACCAAAGGTGCCACTGTCTCGATCAACAGTACGTCCAATAGGTGGTGCAATTTCAGGGGTAGCTGTGTAGCCATCTAAGTCCTGTGAGCGGTAGCTACAAGACGCTGTAGGGGCGATAGCAAAGGCTCGGTCCATACGATGAGCACGAGCTACAGCAGCAGCACCCTCAATGCCTTCTGCAAGACACTTAGCAAGTTCATAAGCAGCTGATGCTTTCACTTCACCGTTGACATATTGCTCTAGTCCATCCCCAAATTGTTTGTAGGTTATTCCGTACCTTCGTAGGAGGTTGGCAAGACCGAGCATTCCGAGTCCGACTTGTCTGTCAGTTTCAGGTGAGAGGTACTCTCCACTATTGTCGACACCAGTTCGAGCGTGGAGGAGACACAATTCCTGCATACCCTGAACGAAAGCGGTATGGATAGTGTCGAACTCACAGGCTGCAAGATTGATATGTTGCAGCAAGCATGTGCCGCGTGATCGCAAGTAAACTTCAAGGCAGACATTACCAAAAATACGTTCTCCATTTTTGTCGTATTTAACTTTGTTTAGCCAAATATCACCACGCTTCATACCTTCAATGAGTTTGATAGATGTTTCATCATCCATCGACTCCCACCATTCATCTGTGATATCTACGCAACGTTTGACCCAAGGAAGCTGTTCACGTGGTGCATCAATGAACTCTTCGATGTCAGGATGATTAGCATCAAGATGTAAAACTATTGCTCCGTTTTTGTATCGATTTCCTCTTCGGATAACTTCGTTAAGTGCCGAATAGATTCGTCCAAATGATACAGGACCAGACGGCAGTACGCCAGATTTTCTCTCGACTCCTTTTGCATCGAGTTTTGATAGATGGATAGCAACGCCTGCCCCTCGTCTAAGAGCATGACTCGCAAATTTGAAAGATGCCTCAATTCCATTGGGTCCTTCCATTTCATTTTCACACACATAAACCGTGCACGACACGGGGAGACGCCCAGTTGGATCATCAATCCAAGATTGGACACGTCCAGTTCTAGAAATAAGTTCAGCCATTAACAAGTTCTTTGAGATTAGGTGGTTGGTAGTTAGGTCCTTTCAGAATTTTTCCGTCAGAACGGCGGATGGGTTTACCATCAAGTCCAAGCTTGGACATGTTTGATTTATGAACGCGATCCATTGCTTCCTCTAGATCCCATTCCATGTTTTCTGCGTATTGAAAGCAGACATATACAAGGTCAGCTAATTCTTTCAGCTCAGCCTCATAGCCTTCCTCTGCTGCTGCATACAGGAACTCTTTGAACTCCTCAACGATCAAATCTCGTTGCATGGTCCGGTTCGTCCGGCCATTCTGGACGCCGTAAGCGGAACGAAACTCTTGTGCTTGGTCGCTCAGACTCTGTGCTTTGCAATGCATGTAGTTCATCTTCAAGGTAGTGGATAGCTTTTTTAATGTCTTCAATCTCGGTTCCAGTACCTTTGAAACCGGCACGGCAAATGTACTTTATCGAGTTACCTCGATGATAATTGAGACCTTGATCGCGAATAAAGTCCCAGACTTCTATTGATCCGCGACAGTAGTGGGTAGGGTGTTTGGCCATTGTTTTACTAAGTTGCTAACAGTATTTGAAAGGACAAAGTTCTGTCGTTGTAAAGCAACAAAGACAGTGATTAGATCTTCTTTGTCAGCTTTGGGTAGGAGATCATCTAGTCTCCTCATCTTGAACTCCTGCTCCATCGTCAACTGTGTAATCGGGGCGGGGGGTCCAAGGAATAACGGTTCTGTTGATTGGGTCATAGTCTTTACTGGTAAGGATTCGTGCTAGGCGTGCGTTCATTAAGGCAGCGTCTTCACCAAGATCCTTTTCAGCAAAAGCTTTGATGACTGTTTCCCAGCTGTACCCGTCTTTGTCAAACAAAGCCACTGCTCGCTTAATTCCTATGCCGGGGACACCGCTGAATCCGTCAGTTTGGTCCCCCGCAAGTGTTTGAATCAAGTGCCACTTAGCACCTTCCTCTGGTGTAACGATGATGGTTTCGTCAAAGTTGTAAAGACGACCAGGGATCTGACGCATGTCTTTATCAGGGCTGACGATAATATTGCCAGGGTTATCAGTAGCGTAGATACCCATGGCATCATCAGCTTCTAGCTCTGGCATCCTGATTACTTCATACTCATTAGTCAGTTCTTTAATGACCCTTCGATAGCCGCACGGCTTCTTACGATTTCGATGGCCTTTGTATTCAGCAAAAATTTTCTTCCTGAAATTCTTTGAGTCACTAAAGAATAGGATCAGCTCAGGCTCATCCCACATAAATTCGTTCTTAATTTTATTTAGTTCTCTGAGAACATTGTTGTACGCTTCACTAAACCTACTGGTTACTAGGATGACATCGTCACCCCAATTGATTTCTGTTTCAGCAGCAGCGCAAGATTTATAGACAATAAAGTCTGCGTCTACTAGTAGCTTCATCCGTATTTTTTAAAGTACCACGCCAAGAACTCACGACATTTTTCTTGCCGACGTTCACCAAGATATGGATACAAGGCTTGGACTACATTAAAAATCTCTTGGGTTTTATTGAGGACCCAATGTGCATAAGGCTTATGTTGCTCTTGCTGTGAAGGACTTTTACGGAGACCGTAAAGAGTGCCACAATTAATTGCTGTATAAAAATCATACAGGCAATCATAATCAGTCATCTTAATCTTACACTGCCAATAGCCATTATTTACAAGGCTAAGACAACCTTCACCCTCAAATAAACCTGCACACCATTCAAGACTCTTAGTGTGTTTCGGCCCAGTTCCTCCCGATTTTAGATTCTGCTGCGATAGGGATTCTAAGGTTGTAGTATTCTCCAGCAGAGACTGCTGCATATTCAAGGGCAGCTGCAAGGTCTTTTGCATCCCTTGGTTCGCATTCAAATTGTAGTTCGTCATGTATAAAAGCTAGCTGTGATGCACACAGCCCTAGGTGGTTAATAATTTCATGAACAAGTACCATTTGCCGCTTCGCAATTACACTTGCGCCCGACTGCAAAAGGTAGTTTAAACATTTGTGAGGGCTATCAAGAATGATCTTTCGACCATCAATTGATTTAACCCAGCCACGTTTAGCAGCTGTATTAATACTGTCTAGTAATTGAGCCATGCCAGGAATGGCTGCTACAAACGCTGCACGTATTTCTTTGCCTTGCTTTTTAGCTTCAGCTGATGATAACTGTGGGTCAACACTATGACCTATTTTTTCATCACCTGCTCCATAGCACCAGGCAAAGACCAGCCGTTTCGCAGCTCGTCTTGTAACACCGACTGCATCTGCGTTAGCTTGGTGGATGTCTCCGTTGATGAGGGTATCTCCAAAGTCGGAGCTAAATTTTCCAAGGTAATTGGCGAGCATCCTAAGCTCGATGCCACTAAGATCGGCAGCCACCATGATTTGACCAGGGGATGCTGTAAATAACTTTCTAAATTCATTGTTACTGTTTACGGCCGCTAGATTTGGTTTACGGTGAGCACATCTGTGGGTGGCTGTAGCAACTGAACAGTGATGGTGAATACGACTAGACGTCGTACATAGCTTCAGCCAAGCGTTCGTGCCGTTCGATAGGGTGCCAAGCATTTTGGTTACCGTCAAACATCTCGCGAACATCGTAGAAATCTCTGATCCAATCTCGGTCAGAATTACTTCGTCGATAACTGGTTTCCCAGTAGTTGTCATCTGCTTTGGAATCCAGCCATAAAATGTTTGCAATATCCATGAGATATGATCGCGGGATGTTGGGTTAAGTTCTTTTAATCGAGTGAAGGGGGCGCCTTCGATGTAGCCGCTAGTTTTGTTATTTCGTTTTGGAGTGAACTCAATTCCTGCGACGTAAGCGTGTCGCGTGCGAAGTACTTTTTCAAGATCTTGAAGTTCTTGTTGGAGAGACGATGCAAGTTCCCATGCAGACCTCTCATCGAAATACCATCCATGTTGTTCTTGTTTAGTAAGGATTTTTGCGACTTCGTGCTCTAACGAAACCCACTCAGGAAGGGGCGGAAATGATCGCATAGTTTTTTAGTTACGTTGACATCTTGTATGCAGTAGTCCTGCATTTCTTGAGACCACTCTTTCCAATCTGTGGTCTTACCAAACTCACCTTTGTATTCACCTAATCTGTAACCGTAGGATTCAAGTGAGTGTCTTCCACGTAGCTGAAGTGGCATACGACTATTATCCAATTTCTTGTCTACATCTTGCATGTTTGAATGATAAAGACGTGACAACAAGAGAGTATCTACAACCAAAGCATTACATTTAAACCATGGGTAGATCTTTTCAATAACAGGAATATCGTATCCAATAACATTATGGCCGCAGATAGAATCTGCTTCTTCTAGCAGCTGAATACCTCTAACAATCGGTTCTTCAGAACCCTTGTCGTTGTAAACAAACGTTTGATCACTTTCAGAATCGTAGATGACCAAACAGTGGATACAGGTAACATCATTCAGCAGACCGTCCGTTTCCAGATCGAACACCAGCATGTTTCCAGATGTAAGTTTTGTCGATAAATTGTGCGCGCTTAACCATCTCTTCAGTAGGAGGATTAGGCTTTTTAAAAGTCAGGGGTTGCATCGAATGGGTTTGATTCATAAAACTTGCACTTTTCTTTGTCGTATTTCAATTGACATGCGATGCCCGTCTCGCCAGTAAAGCGATTTTTAAGGACTCGCACAGTTGTATCAGCGTGTTCATCTGTACTCTGTTGATCCCGTTCGAGTCCAATGACTGCGTCAGAGATTTGGCTAATAGAGTGGCTTCCACGCAATTGTCCAAGTGATACTTTTGCTCCATCTTCATGTCCTCTGTCACCTTGTGCTCTCCTTAAATGTGATACTAAAAACATAGAAATGCCTGTCTCTTCACACAAAGACCTGAGCTTGGTCATTGTGTTATCAATCATTTTTCTTTCGTCTCCATCTAACCCTGACAACAGGATTGAGAGGTGATCTAGAAATACAACCCTGCAGTCAAGTCCTGCAGCGAGGTAGCGAATCCTGGAGATGATGTTGTCAGGATCGAAAGAACCAAAGCCATCAAAAAGAAAGAGGTTCCAGTTAGCAAGAGTGTTTTGATAAGCCTCGGTGAGATCAGATCGTTCATGGTTACCTATGTGGAATTGTTTACCGCAAGCGGCGGACATTAATCCGAGTGCTGTACGTCTGTTTGACTCTTCAAGTGCCACGTACCCAACTCGCTCCCCTTTACTGAGGAAGTAAGCTGCAAATTCACGGCATAGGGATGATTTACCCTGGCCAGTTCCACTAGTAATCGTGACAAGCTCGCCACTCCTGACCCCTTGTAGTTTTTCTTGTAATCCTGCGTATGGATACTCATGAATGCAATCTTGTTGAGGTTCAATGACAAGTGAAAGTAGTGTCTTACCATCAACAATGCCATCAGGTTTATAGACCTGAGCATTCCAGATAGCTTGACGTACTGCTTCAAGATTGTCGTCTTGAGCAGCCTCTGAAGCATCTTTATATCCTTTTAAATCAGCGATCTTTACCTTGCCAGGTGGCAATACACTCGCTGCTTCCTGTGTTGCCTTACGTCCAGCATCATCATGGTCAAAGAACAGGACAACTTCATCCCAATTCTCTAACCACTCATAGTTATGCTTGATTGATTTCTTGGCAGCGGCTGCACCGTAAGGAAGAGAGACAGCCTCCCATGTGGGAAAAGCTTCTCTACATGTAGCCGCGTCTAATTCACCTTCGCAGATGACCATCCTTTTTCCTTTATGTCGGAATAGATGTTGGCCAAAAAATTTTCCGTCAGATTCTCCTTCGTATCTGAACTCTTTGTCTTTAGTTTTAGTTTTTATCCCAACAACTCGTCCAGAGCTGTCTCGATAATGGAAGCATAGGAGTTCTCCATCTGCATGGATCCCGTACTCTTCACAGACTCTTTCAGAAATTCCTCGTTTAGACAGGCGTCTCGGAAATCCTCTGGGTTCCATTCGTTGTACATAGGTGGTTGATTTGTGATTGTGAACATTGCCGTCTCCGCCTTTCCAGGTGTGACAGACAAAACAGAAGGTGTGTCCATCTGTGTATAGGCTGTTGCCATCCGATGAACCACACTCTTCACAAGGTATGTGTCGTTCAAACTCGCTGGTCATATCAACCAGTTGAGTGGAATATTTGCCCATGATGTCCATGGGATGCCAAGCTTTTCACAGTATTTGGCGTATGTTGTCTTTGATTTTTTGCTGATTTTATTGAAGGGTGCCTGAAAAACCATACGAAGATCAATGTCAGGATTTTGTTCCTTGACTGCCTTGACCTTGCGACGGTCAGCACTATCCCAGTATCCTTTACATTCCAACC